CTTCTTTACGCGCCGGCCCGTTTTTCAAACGTCCCACCAACGTCCCATCACGCAAACGTTTCACATAGCGACAGTACGCACGCAACGACACGCGACAGCCAAACGCGGCTGTGCTACGCTGTCCCACATGTCCCGAACTGCAACCAAAGGCCCTAAAGAGTACGCCCTGAAACGGGCCGCCGTCCTGAAAGCGATTGCTTCCGGTCAGTCTGTCAGAGAGGCCGCCGCGGCCCACGGCGTGCCGAAGTCCACGGTAGACAGGTGGGCGAAAGCTGAGCGCGAGGAAGAGGGTGTCGCACCTGTCGCGGCACTTCCGCCGGCTGTCGTAGGAGCCGTTACGTCTACATTAGACGTGCTTCGAGCTACCCAAGCAGAGTTCCTTGTGGTCTCCGCGAAGGCAAAGGAGGTCGGCAACATGACTGCTGCGCAGAGGGCGCTCAAGTCAGTAGCGGACCTATCCACCGTTATCGCCAGGGTCGAGCGCACCACCAAGGATGACGCCGACGTACTGACGATTAGCCGGGCCGACATCGAAGTGGCTGTCCGTGCGCAGCGCGACCGCATGCGTGCGGTGCTGTCGCGGCCGCTATGCTGCGCTAAGTGCGGGCGGGAGATGGCCATCGAATGGGGGCACTCGGCGCCGGAGGAATGAAGCTTGCGCCGGTGTGCACGATAGGCTACCTTATGCGCCTGTCGCGGCACTTCGCCGCAGGAGGACACACATGCCAACAGCAAACGCGATCGCCAAGTACGAATTCGCTGGACAACCGCTCAACATCTACGGGACTCCGGAGCGCCCGCTCTTCCGGGCGTCGGAAGTGTGCGCTATGCTGGGGGTCGCGAACGTGACGGACTCTTGCGGGAGGTTGGATCAAGACGAGGTTGAGCACTTCGATTCAATCGATGTGCAGGGAAAAACAAGGCGTTTCGTTCATGTAACTGAGTCCGGGCTATATGGGCTGGTGCTTAGCTCGCGCAAGCCCGAGGCCAAAGCTTTCCGCAGGTGGGTTACGGACGAAGTCCTCCCGGCGATCCGCAAGACCGGCAGCTACGGGCAGCCTGCCGCGGCCATAGAGCTTGCTCCACGGGGCCAGCTGCGGCTGATCCTTGCCGAGCTGGATAGGCAGGCGGAAACCCAAGCAGCCGCACTCGCCGAGCACGACGCGCGGTTGGTTGCTCTTGAGTCTGCCCCTGCCCCACACCAGCTCGGAGCCGGCACGGGGTACGTTGCGATCGTCGGGTGGCTCGCGCTCCGCGGGGTAAAGCACCCTGGCACGGCGGACACGTCCAAGATGGGGCGCGCCGCTTCAAAGAAGTGCAAGGAGCTCGGCTACAGTGTTTGCAAGGAACCGGACGCACGCTATGGCACGGTTAACACTTACCCGATTGACGTGCTCGATGAGGTCTTCCTGGAGTGCCAATGATCTTGCGCCCTACCGTCGACTGGCTCCGAGACTCCGTGCTCGCGTCCGCTGGGCTCGCTCCGACGATGTCGCTCGACGAGCTACGCGCGTCCGTATCACGCAAGCGCGATCCGCACTTCGAGGAACTCCGTCGGCGAGCTCCGGGCTACGTGCACAGCCCGGAGTTCAACGTGCTTCGCAACAACCGGCTAATGCTCGGCACCCTGCGATATGAGGCAAACGGCTGGTGTCGCGAGTACGACGTTACCGCGTCCGCGATCGCGAGAGTCGAGCGATACCGCGATATGGGCAACCAAGAGCTCTTGGTGGACGCGGCCAACCTCGTTGAGATTGAGTGGATGTTTCCGTTCTTTAGCGGGACGCGCTTCATCGAGACGGCGTTCGGAGGCCCTCCTTTTCCTGATCTAGACGCACGATACGTAGCTAGCGCTTTGCTTGCGGGGTACCGCGGAACACGAAACCGCGCGTGGCTCGTGGCGGCTGCGAACGCAATCGAGGCAGAGTTCATGCACCCTTCCCGTCCTGCCCACTTTCGCGCGACAGAACGTGGCGACGAGTGCGACGTGGGGGGGGTTGTTCTAGCGCCCTAGCCGTCCGCGCGTGTTCGAGCTTCGGAGGCGGCGCACAAGTTCAGCCTGGACGTGCGCCGCTTCCACAACCTTCTGTTGCGACGCTTTGCGCTCGACCGGGATATCGGCAAGCTCCGCCACTACGAACGATAGAGCGTCGAGCCTGTTGGGAGACTTCGATCCACCGGGCTCCCATGTCGTCAGCTCAAGCTCAAGCTCATCGAACTGTCCGACGTGATGCACGCGCCCTTCGGAGTAGAGCGCAGCAGGCGCTTGCGCCCTCGCTTCCTTCGAACGTGTCGACGTCGTCTCGCGCACGTAGAGCACGCCCTTGGTCGCGCGCGGGAACGGCTTGCTCGGATCGGTGAGGATCTGCAGGCGCATCCCTCGCTTGGCGGCGTGGACCTTGAGCAGCGTGGCCGCCGTGTCCCCGAGATGGTTTCGCTCGACCACGACGCCAGCCGCACCTGCGACACACTGGTCAACGACGATTCCCGCCCACTGCTCCGGCGACAGATGGCCCGACAGGTCTTGCTCAACGAAGACGTCGCACGTTCCTTTCGCGGGGAACTCGGACCCTACGACGATCCCAGTTTCATCCGCGTCGGCACGCGCCGAGAGGGCAGGGTCAAGCCCCACGAGGCGCCTTGCGGGAGCTCCGCCGGGCAGAGCGTTGGCTCGGTGCAAGTCGATCCACGCCTGTTGCCAAAGCGCGCCCGCCGATTCGGAGAAGACCTTGCCCTCGATCTCCTCTTGATAGCGACGGGAGCCGCGCGGATACTGTCCGCACAGCTTCCGCAGGTACGCCGGTGACAGCATCGGGTTATCGAATGCCGTCCCTCGCACCAGGCGATGCTCCTTTGGGTTGCTCTCATGCTGCCCTAAGAGCAGCTGTATGACCTCGTTCTTGCCCTTGCTTGTGGTGTCCCACAAGATCTGGGCCGCCCTCACGCGGGTCGCTGTAGAGAGATTAAGATACGCTTCTAGACGCCCGTTCGGCGCCCAGTCCACGATCTCTGTCATCCAAGTTAGGTCGAAGTTACCGGAGCGCGAACGCCCGGGCGCCTCCGGGGTGAACGCTTCCGCGACAACCCCGTTCGGCCAGCGCACGGACCCGTGATACGGTGCCGGCTTGAACCACGGCGGAGCGGTTTCGACGATCGTCTTTACTTGGACTTCAACAATTCGATCGTCGTTCGGCGCCATGAGTGCCGGCGCTCGGCACGAGCCGTTCGCAACCCGGCGGTTGAACTCGAATCCGAAGCCGAACGTCTTGCCCCATCCTCGCCCGGCAATTACGCCGAACGTCAGCCAGTCCCCCGCCGGGACTCGTTGCTCCGGGCGAAGCCACGAGTCTAGATCGAACGCGGCCGCAAGTAGCTTCGCGTCCGTCAACCCATCAAAGAAGTCTGGACACAGATGGGCGAGCGCAATGGCTGGGGCGATTCGCTCAGGCACTCGGCGCCTGTGCGGTTGCGGTTGCGGCCGCTTCGGCTTGCGCTTGCGAAGCGGCCGCGGCCGCTTCGATCTGCGCCTTGTACTCCGCGACGGACAGGTCGTCTCGCGAGTCACCGTATGGCGGCAGGCCTTGAGACGATCGCGCCTCACGCACGGACACGAACGTTACAAGGTCAGTCGGGGCGAATGTGATCGGAACGGACTGCTGCTCCGTCGATGCGAGCTTCGGGATGTCGTCAATCATTAGGTCCTTACAGAGTCTAGCGATGACAGCTTGGTCTACTACCATCTGCAGCGTCTTCATCCGATCGACGATCGCGAACAGGCGCTCGCGGCGGGCGGCCTGCTCGGCGCTTTTCGCGTCCGCGTCCGGGTCCGGTACAAGGTACTTGTGCCGCGGAGCGTATCGCGAGTCTCCCTCGTTGATCGCGGTCCAAGGCTCATAAAGCCCCGTGTTCAGCCCCTGCTCGATGGCGGCGAAGTCCCCAAGCACTTTGGTAGCTGCCACACCGAAGAGAGCAGTGATGTCGACGCCAGGCGCTCCGCCGACGCTCCCTAGCGTTGCGTCCGTCCCCTGGTAGATTCGCGCGGCAGCCTTCTCACGGTTGTTCACGAGCTCCGAGAAGACTTGCCACGCAGTCGAGCCGTTCGCGAGAAACTCCGTCTTGGAGCCTGCGACGCGAATACCCGCGGCCGCGTCCCCGCTTGCCAGATCCTGGAGCATGCGGAGGAAAGCATCGGCTTCGGCTGTGAGCGCGCCGCCCTCGCCTTGCAGTGGGACGCCCTCGGGGAGCTCGCCCACAATCTTGGCCAGGCCGTGCGCCATCGAACTCGCTGCCCAATCCGAGACTCCTCCGCTTGCGGCCGCCCACACGAAGCCCGCCGGCAGAATAGCCGCATCCTGAGTCCACGGGAGGATCCCGAACTTCCGGAAGATGATCCAATGCCCATCGCCGTGCACGATCGGGACAGTCTGATAGCCTTCCTGAACGCTCGTCATAAGCAATTCATGGAACGGATCATAGCGCACGTATTCAAGCGGCCACTCTTCGAGCCGCATGTCTACGCGGGTGCCCTCGTCGTTCGGTGTGTGGCGCACGTAGCCGATCGCCACGCCATGATTCACGAGCGTTCCGACGATTCCCGTGAGCACAGTCCCTGGCACGATCACAGAGTTTCGCGCTTTAGCTGCCACGGCTTCCCCTCGCACGCCTGGACACGGCACAAGCGCCGTTTGGATTACGCTCTGAGGGGCCAAACGGTTGAGGTAGGCCGTGAATAGCGCCGATTCCGTGCGCATTGACGCCGCAAGCTGCACAGGCTTTGCGAAGCGCCCCGCAAGCTGGTCCGTTCGGGCTGCGCGGATCTCTTCTATGTCGCGCCATCCACTCAGGGGCTGGGCGCGCTTGGGCGCGCGCTCGTTCGAACGTCGCGCAGCTTCGAATTCCTCGGAGGTTCGCGTCCGCTTCGGAGATCGTGAAAGTTTCTCGGCAGTCGTAGAGCTTACTGGCTGATTATCCAGAGCCCTCTTTAACGCCGTGTAATGCACTCCGAGCCTGCTCGCGACGGCCGTAATCCCGTCGGACTTTACAGCTTTACTAAGCCTAAGCATAACATCGCTATTGATAGCTCTCATATCAGCTTTGCCCATGACGAACAGTAGCACATTCGTTCTTGCGCGTCTCGAAGAGATGTGACAGGCTTAGCCCGTGGGTTCAGAAGCTATTACGTTCGCCCGTCTCGTGCAGCTTGCGGAGCTAGCAGAGGGCGAGCCTTTGCCCACAGAGTTCCAGATCTTCGCGGCTGGCGTGAACGAATCTAGCCAAGGGCCAGCGCTGTTTGACGACGTGGCGGCCAAGTCCGTTATGTCCGCGTGGGCTAAGTGGGGCGTTGATCTCATGATCGATATAGATCACGCATCGCTAGACATGGCGGCTCGCGCGGCTCGTCGGGATTCTGGGGACGCCGCAGGGTGGTTTCGCCTTGAGATTCGCGAGGGCGCTTTGATGGCGGTTCGCGTCGGCTGGAACAGCGAAGGAACCCGTCAGCTCCGTGAGAAGCTTAGGCGGTATATCAGCCCGGCATTCTTCGCCGATGAGGAGGGCCGCGTTACTGAGATCGTGAATGTCGCCCTTGTGGCCATGCCTGCAACATACGGCGCTCAGCCGCTCATTGCCGCAAGCCGCGGCGCAATTCACCAAAGGAACGCTATAGTGGACCCTAAGCAAGTTCAAGCCGCGATCGACGCACTGATCGCCGAAGACGCAAAGGCAGCCCTTGAGATTCTCAAGGCGCTGATCGTGTCCGCCGCAGGCGGCGAGCCCGAGACTCCCCCAGAGGAAGACGCCTCGGCAGAGCCGGCTGACGTTCCGCCCCCTCCTGAGGACGTGGCGGCTATGGGCCAGCTGCGCTCCCTGCTTGGCAAGGCCAGCGCTGGCGAGATTGTGGCGGCCGTGGAAGCCCTGCAGGGCACGGCGTCCAAGGTCGCTGCGGACGCCGCTGCTGTTGAGCTTAGCGCCCGTCGCGAGCTCGTTGGGACGCTTGTCAAGCTTGGCGTTGAGCTCCCCGCAACCGCATGGGCAGGCGACGCCACTGCACGAAACCCCGTTAAGCGCTTGCTCGACGAGCCGATCGCGGAGCTTCGTGCTCGCGTCCAGGCGTTTAGCGCAGCTCGGCGCCCGGAAGAGCTCAAGCCTCCGACCGGTTCCGCCGGATCCGACCAACTAGATAGACACACTAAGGGCATGTCGCCCGAGCAGAAGGCAGCGTATCTGGCGCTTAGGGCGCGCAGGGACGTGAAAGGAAACGCCCAGTAATGGCCAACGCAACCCGATACAGACTGACTGAATTCGCCGGGCTTACGCCCTCCCGTGGAACCTACGGTGCGGCAGCTAGCGCACTTTTGATCGGCGGAACCATCGCCGTCGTCAACAGTGACGGCAACGTTCAGGCGCCCGTTGACGGCGACGGCTTCAACGCTTGCGGCATCCTTGTTGCGGACGTTGACAATCGCGCTACGACCGAGCTTGGCGGCGGAGCTGGCGCCGTGAATGCTGCGGTCAACTATGGCACGTTCGGAGTTGGATACACCGGCACCGCCCCCAAGCCCGGACAGGTCGTGTTCGTGGTCGACAACCAGACCGTGAGCATCGACAGCGACTCGAGCCAGCGCGGTATCGCCGGTCTTTGCGTCGAGCAACGCAACGGCATGGCGTACGTTGCCATGGGCCCGCAGGTCGTTGGCATGATCGCAATTGCGGCCGCAGAAGCCGCCGATCTCGACCAGGCTCAGACCGACATCAATACGGCGGAAGCCGCGATTGATGCGCTCGAAGCCGATGCCCTGAGCGCGCAAGCATTCATCCCGATTCCCCTGACCTCGTGGCTCGATGGTGGGGCTCCGATGGCTGCGTTCGTTGATGGCTCTGTCAACGGTGTCGCCCTCGTGGACTCCGAGGTTGTTGGCTTCCGCTTCAATCCGGTCGGCGAGGATACTTCTGTCCTGTCGACAAGCGTGGCTCTTCCTCCGGATCTTGACGACGCAGCCGACGTAGTTCTGCACGTTGCCGCGGCTCGCATCGGTGCAGCCGATACGACCACCGTGCTCTCAGGCGGCGCGTTCTTCCAGACCATGGGCGCGGCCTACGACGCGGACGCGGACGCTATCACGGTAGACTCTGCTGCTCTCGCCGCGGCTACTAAGGTTGTCACGGAGTACACTCTCACGATCGCGGCTGCCGACGTTCCCGCTGCCCCGGCCGTGCTCACTCTCACCCTGGCGCCGAGCGCCGCACTTGATGCCGATGACCTTGTCATCTGCGGAACGTGGATCGAATACACCCGCAAGCTGAGGACCGCGTAACATGGCACCTAATTCCTCCCTGGTTTCTCACTCGGTCGAGGCCGAGCTAACTGAGTTCTCCGCCGCTTTCGACTCCGCGTTCGTCACGGTCGAGGCGCCGCAATGGGCGCAAGCCTTGGGCGCTTTCGAGAGCACCGACAACCTGGTCAGCGTCTATCCGCTCGACATCGGCGTGGTTGGATACCGCCCGTTTGAAGGTGATATGAAGTTTCGCGACATGTATGCCGCTGAGCTTCGCATGCGGCAGGACCAGTGGCAGGACGGTATCTCCGTCATGGCTGAGAAGATCCGTCAGAAGGACTGGATCGGCTGGGGCAAGCGTCCAACCGACATGGCGAAGGCTGCGCGCGGACTCGGGAACAAGCTCGTCGCTGCGGTTCTAGCGGCGAACCCGTACCTGGACTTCTACACGATCCGCCGCGAGGGTGGAAACACAGCGAGCGCGATCCAATGGTTCGCGAGCAATCATCCTGTGAACCTGCTTGACGCGAGCAAGGGCACGTTCGGGAACGACTTCACCTGGCCCGGCGGCGATCTTACTGACGCTTTGGTCGACGCCATCAAGACTCGCTTCGCCCTGCTGAAGGGTCCTGACGGGGATAACCTCGGAGCCGTCTGCAGAACGTTCTTGGTCCCTGCGGCACTCGGCCCGAGCTTCACCAAGTTCTTCAAGAGCGACATGCTTCTGACCGCAGTTCAGAACGTGGGTGCGACTGAGAACGTGGGCGGTGTGGTCCTCCCGAACGTTCATGCTGGCACGGTTCAGGTTGTCGTGGCTCCCGAGCTCGACGTGTACAGCACTTCCACGTTCTACGCGATTGACGAGGTGAGCTCTGTTTCACCTTGGATTCTGCAGGTCGGGACTTCCCCCGAGACGATCATCCACGACGAGTCGAGCCACATGTATAAGACCAGCCTGCGAGTCGCCATTGCGTCGATTCTTAAGGCGGGCGCCGCTGGCGCGTTCCCTCACACCATCCATCGATACGTCCAGGCATAAAGTGGATTACTGTTCAGCCGCTGACCTGTACCTGTTCGGCCTCCCGCGGGGAGCATTGCCGAACCCGGGCAGGTTAGCGGCCGCAGTGTCCACGGTTTCCAGCACGTTCACTCTGGACGTGCACGGCTTCGCCTTGAACGATGCCGTGTCGTTCCGGGCGGAAGCCGGCGGGTCTTTGCCGGCTCCGCTTGTGGCGGGTGTGGAGTACTTCGCGATCCCTGTCACTGAGTCTACGTTTTCGGTTGCGCTAACGAGCGGCGGATCTGCCGTCGCTTTGACGTCGGCGGGCGTTCGGGTGATTGTCAATTCTCCTTTGCCTATCGGGTCCGCAATCGCTTGGGCTTCTGCCCTTATCGATGATATGCTCCCGGCTCATGTCGTCCCGCTCGTGGAACCTATACCCGAGCTCGTGAAGATGACATGCGCCGAGCTTGCTTCGGGCAAGCTTCTAACTCGTGCGGGCACAGCATCGAAGTCTCTTTCCGAGATGGTCGTCTACGCTCGCAAGGTTCTCGAACGCTGGTCCAAAGGCGTTCCGCTTCGCAACGCTGCCGCACAGACTCCGGCGAACCTGGCCGTTGGGCGATCCGCTTGCGTGCGCGACCGCCGCGGCTGGCGCCGTTGGGGTGGCCTATGAAGGGAAACCAGGCGATCGTCGCCCTTAAAAAAGCTCTTCTGGCCATGCCTGTGTCGGTTGCGCACGATGCCGCGCGCGCGGGAAGCGGCGAGCTTACTCGGCTCGTTCGTCAGTCTTTCGCCGCTCGGCAGAGCGTTTACGGAGACCCGTACCCAACTGGCAAGGATGGCCGTCAGCTGACCATGGTCCTCACGGGCGAGACTCGCGACGGCCTGGGCTTCGAGGCTATTGGTACCACGGTCCGATGCGTTCTGCCCGGCAGTTACACCAAGTATCTGATCGGCAAGTATAGCATTCTACCGAACGGCACAATCCCTGCGAGCTGGTCACGGGCGCTTGACGTCGTTGTTGCCAAGGCCGTTAGCGATCACGTTGCTCGGCTGGGGGCCGCATGATCTATAGCATGGCTAAGGACATATCGGATAAGTTGTCCGCTCGGCTGTTTCCGGTAACGTGCTTATATGGTCCGGAGCGCGTGTCCCGCGAGGGGCCGTTCTCGAACCTTGTCGTGTTCCGACGCGATCCCAAGGGTGGGGATCAGGTCAATGCTTTGGTTGCACAACGCACGAATCCTCGAAGCGTTCGCGTCCGCGAGCTCGGCGTCGAGGTCGTCGTATTCTCGGCTTCCTCGCTCGAAGGGGCACGAATCAACGAGCACGAGCACGAGTGCGATCAGGTCGTTGACGCTCTCATAGTCGCCATATCTGAGTGGGGCACTGAAGAGCGCGCTGGTAGTATTACTATATATGAGTCTCGCTACCTTGACCCTTCTGAAGGTGACGGTGTGTTTGAGGCTTGGCCCGGGGTGCGCTATGTGCTACGGTTCAGAGTCCCCAGGGCGGTGCTCACCCGAAACTATATCGGTGCCGCGCGGCCCGAAGCGACGATCTCCAACGTTGCGCTAGAAGCCCGCGTTTCTGTAGACGGAACGAATTACGAGACGGTAATACCGTAAGGATCCAATGGCAACTTTACCTGGCGCGAATACCACAGTCACCGCTACTGCAGGGGCCGGCTCGTCCGGAACCGATCTTGTCTGCGTTTGGTCGCCTTGCGCGGTTAACGCTGACTACACCCCTCGCCAGTTCGGCGGAGCCGCAGCTGTCTACGCGCAGCACGGCTACTGCGAAGGCGTCGAGTACGTTGCCTTCCACGCCGAGCGTACGCGCAAGCCCGTACTTTTCATCGGGCTTCCGATCACAGTCCCGGGCGTTGTCGGACGCTTGAACGCGAGCGGCAACACTGGCACGAGCGTTGTGACGCTGACCGCCGGATCTGCTGGCGTTCTCGGCGAGCATGACGGGATCTTGCGCGCCAAGACGAGCGGCCCGATCGGGGCCACCCAGCACGTTCTTGAGCTGTCACTGGACGGCGGCAAGATGTTCAAGACGATTCGGCTCGGCACCGCGAGCTCGATTGCTCTGCCTTACGTCAACGTGACGGCTTCGTTTGCCGCGGGCTCCCTCGTGGCGGGCGACGTCCTCCTTACGTGGAGCGGCTCGGCTCCGCGCTCCAACGCCGACGGCTGGGCTCTGGCGCGGGCCGCGCTCAAGGCCCAGCAGAAGCAGTTTCGCACCGCCCTCCTGGTTGGCGACCTGCAGAGCGACACCGAAGCAACCGCGCTTGTCGCGCAGATCAACGGCTACCAGACAGCAGATCAGCGGTTCGCACTGATTCGCGCTTCGGTTTATGACCGGGTCCCGCAGGCCGTGCTCTCGCAGTCAACGGTTCGCATGACGGGTACACCGACCCTTACGTTCGGGGCCGGCGACAACACAGTTACTCGCTCCACGGGCTCGTGGGTTGCAGATGGCTTCGTTACGGGCGACACTGTCGCTTTCACGCTGAGCGCGAGCAATAACGTTACACGCATTGCTACCGTGACGTCGGCAACCGTTTTGACGCTTGCTGGTGCCGCGCTGACGGACGAGACCGTTGCTGGTTGCGTTGTCGTAGGCTCCCCCACGATCAGCTTCAACGAGGTTGCCGGGACTGGTGACACCATGGTTCGCAACCGCGGATCGTGGCTCGCGGACGGCTTCCGAGTCGGTGACCTTTTGGCGGTAGCCGGAACGACGCTCAACAACTTCACGGCCACGGCCGGGATCGCGGTCATCACTGACACGACCATCACCTTCGGAACTACCGACCTCGTTGATGAAGACATCGCGGCCACGGCCGTGACGGTTACGGCCGGCATGACCAAGGCGGCTTGGATGGCGGAGCTCGATGCTGAGTTCGCAGTCATCGACGATCAACCTCGGATCGACTTGTCCGCTGGGCGTGGCCGGGTTCCGTCGCCCTTCTCGGGCTGGAACTTCCGCCGCCCCGCTTCGTGGTTCGCGTCCGTCCGTGAGTACCAGCACGATCTCCACACTTCGACCTGGCGCAAGGCAGATGGCCCCGTCGGCGCCGATCTGTACGACACGGACGGCAACCTCGTGGAATGGGACGACTGGGTTGACGGTGGTGCTGGTTGTGCGGCTAGGTTCACGACTTTGCGGAGCTGGGCGAACGGACCCATGGGTGCGTTCATCACGCAGTCGCTGACTCGTGCGGTCGATAACTCGGTTCTGCAGCCGACGCACAACATGGTCGTCGTCAACCTGGCGTGCACGACCGTACAGCTCGCGACCGAAAACGCGATCGGCAGAAGCCTGATTCTGAACGACGACGGCACCGCCACTCAAGACTCGTTGAGCACCATCCAGACCGAGGTCAACGCTGCCCTAGAGCTCGCGCTTCTGCAGAACGCCAAGGGCGAGGGGCCGCGCGCTTCCAAAGCCGTTTGGGTCGCAGCAACCGACGACATCATGAACGCTGCCGAGAGCATCTTGAACGGCGTTCTGACGCTCAACCTGAACGGGACGATCCACACCATCAACACCAGCGTCCGCGTAAGCGCGGCAGGGCAGGTCTAATACCATGTCAAACGAGTTCCCGGTTCTAGACGGCATCTGTCCTTCATGGGTTGATATTATCGTTCGGATCTCGCCGATCGGCGCTCCTCTTATCGAGATGGGCGACATCAAGTCGATCAACACCGGCACGTCGGTCGAGGTCGGTGAGCAACGCTCCGGCGGCCGCGTCATCAAGCGCACGACTGGATCCGAGTCCAGCGAAGCGAGCATGACGCTGTATCGCTCGGGCTATCAGAAGCTCTTGCGCGGTCTCAAGAACGCGGCTCCCTCGCGGGGGAACCAGCGCCTGGTCTCGCTCGTGCACTTCGGGATTGAGGTGCAGCACACTCCCCCGGGCGACGTCGAGATCTGGTGCTTCCGCATTAAGGGCTGTCGTCTCATGGGACGCGCGCTCAACGGCTCCGAGGGCAACGACGTTAACACGGTGGACGTTGCTCTCAACCCGCTGCAGATCGCGGACGTTATAGACGGTGAAGAGATCGTGATGCTCTAACAGTTCAGGAGAAACATGCCAACACTGGAACAGATTGAAGCAAAGCGCGAAGCACGCAAAGCCCAGGCAGAGACCGATCGCAAGGCGCAACTTGCAATCGACCTCGAAGCCATTGATGCCCTTGAGTGCGAGTATGGCGACAGCAACGTCGCTATGGTCGAGGTCACGTATCTGCCTGGGCTGCCCGTGCTCGTGGCGTGCCGCACGCCGAAAGGCCCGGAGATCAAGCGGTACCGGGATCGCGTCAAGGATAAGGGCAACGGCAAGTCTGGTGATCCGATCGCGGCCGCCATTGAGCTCGCGGCCGTGTGTCGCGTCTATCCCCCCAAGGAAGCCTACGATCTGATCCTCGAAGCCCGCCCGGGCATCGACACACAGATCGGGGTTGAAGCCCTGAAGCTTGCTTCGGGCAAGGCGGCCAGCGAGGGAAAAGGCTGAGCCAGCTGATCGATAGCTCATTCAAGAACCACTCTATCTTCGCCGACGGCTTGTTGGCATGGGCCGCCGGTGAAGACTCTCTTGAGGCGCAGGCTTCTGCGTTTCGTGTTGCTCATGCCATAAACGTCATCGTGGACGCACTCACGCGCAAGAAGTAGCATGGCCGCAGGATCCTCCGCTCAGTTTGCGATCGACATTGCCGCGAGAATGAGCGGAGGAGAGTACACGTCTGCTCAGCTTGACGCATTAACGGATGGGCTGCGCGGAGCCGGCAAGGGGGCGGAGCACTTCCAGCAGGCGATTCAGCAAGTCACGAGCGAGCTTTCCGCGGCCAAGGCGGCGAACTCTGCCGCGGCTTCGGCGCTTGCCGAGGGCACGACTCAGTATCGCGCACTCGAGACGGCGGCCATTCAGGCCGCCAAGGGCGAGGAGCGCGCAACCAAGGAAGCCGCTAAAGCGGCCGAAGCCTTGGCGCGCGTAGCGGAGGGCTCCAAGGGCTATGACAAGGCGGCCGCTCGCGCTTCTAGCGCGGCCGCGGCGGTCGCTGCGATGCGTGGCTCGGCTGCGACTGCAAAGGCCGCAGTCGATGGCTACACTGGCACGTTGCAGCGCTTGGAGCAGGAAGCCGCAGACGCTTCCAAAGCGGAGGAGAACCTGGCTCTAAAGCTTGGCAACGTGCGCAAGCTTAGCGGCCACGCCGACAAGGCAATCTCCGGGCAGTCCGAGTCGCTCGCGAAGATGCAGGGATCGCTCTCCGCCGTGGGCGGCCCACTCGGTTCTCTTGGATCAAAGATCACAGCTCCGATCAAGGGCTTTGCTGATCTGTCGTCCGTCATTGGCACGGGCGGAGCAATAGCCGCCGTTGCGGCTGTGGGTGCAATCGCGTTGGCTGCGGCTGTCGTGGCGCTTGCAGCGGCCGCCGTCGCTGGTGTGGTAGCCATCGGCTCCTGGGCGGTCGGACTCGCTGACTCGGCGCGCTCGGCTGGGCTAGCGCAGCAAGCGGCGGAAGCCATGACGCCCGGTCTCGCTGGCCTCCAGGACGTCATGTGGGAGCTCGAAGGAGCTACGGGCGTAAGCCAGGATTCGCTCCGCGGAATGGCTAAGTCTCTGCTCGCTGCGAAGGTCTCTGCCAAGGATCTGCCGGCTGCCCTCGAAGCGGCCGCGCTTGCGGAAGCTGCGCTTGGCCAGGGCGGGGCTAGCGAATTCACGGCGCAGATTCAGGCCGGAAAGAAGAGCGTCCAAGATCTCGCAGCCGAGACGAAGAAACAGCTAGGCGGGATCGTTTCGAAGCAGATGCTTAGCCTAGACGCGCAAAGCGCGACGCTGAAGCGCAACGTCGCGGGCATCTTTGGTGGGCTCAACATTGACCCAGTGCTGTCTGGCATCTCACAGCTCGTGGCCCTGTTTGACGAAGGCTCAGCTTCGGGCGAGTCGATGCGCTTCCTGTTCGAGACGATCTTTCAGCCGCTCATCGATCAGGCGAAGAACGCAGCGCTTGTGGTCGAGGCGTTCGCGCTTGGGTTCTTGATCGGCCTTACTAAGGTCTATATCGCACTCAAGCCGGCGATCAAGGCCATCGGCGAGTTCTTCAACTTCGACGCAGGCGATTCTCAGGACGTGCTCGACGGAACCGCTAAGGTCGCTGAGTGGATTGCCATTGCGTTCGTATACGCTGCTGCCGGGGTTGCTGCGCTCACGGCTGCTTTCGTGGCTGTGGCCGCAGCAATGGCCGTTCCGTTTCTGATTGTGCCGGCGCTTGTTGTCGCTCTTGTCGAGTTCTGGCCCGACATTCTTGCGGCGTTCGACAGCGCCATAGAGTTTATTAAGTCTCTGTTCTCTGCGGACACTTGGATTACGATGGGCACAGACCTTATGATGGGTCTGGTCAACGGCATCACAGGCTCTGTCGGCGCGGTCGTTCAGGCTGTGTCGGGCGCCGTCACGGGAGCCATCGACACTGCCAAGGGTCTGCTTGGGATCCACAGCCCTAGCAAGGTCTTTGCTGGCATCGGCGAGAACACGGGCGAGGGCTTCGCGGTTGGCGTCGATGGCGCAACGGCAGACGCGCAGTCAGCCATGGCCGCGCTTGTCGAGCCCCCGGAGCTTGCGGATTCCCCGCTCGCACAGCAGGGCGCGGCAGCCGTGTCGACCGTTGCGACCCAAGCGAGCGCGCAAGCGCAGCCGACGCAGGCCTCCGGAGCCTCAGGCACGTCGCTTGATCTGAAGGGTGCAACCTTCAACTTCTACGGTGTCGAGGGCGCAGATAACGCGGAGTCTCGCTTCGGCGAGCTCCTAACCCGCCTGCTCGAAGGTGACGCCACACAGCTCGGTGGAGAGGCAGCCCCGGCATGACTGAGAATTATACGCTTTCACCCGACGCTGGGTTCAGCGATATGAGCCCGGCAGACTATCCCGAGCTCTATCACAGCCTGTTGCTCGGCGACACGGTCTCGCCTGGAACCGTTACGCTTTCGGGGCACGATCGCGTTGAGAACTGGGACATTCAGGCTGCCAAGGGAACGACGGGCGCAAGCTCGAAGCTCAACGGGCGTCCGCTTGGCGAATTCACGGCAACGTTTTACTTGGCGGACAACGACGATCGGGCAGCGTGGAAGGTCTTCCGCGAGCTAATCGAGAGCACGGTGAACGGCCCCAAGCCGATCGCGCTTCCGATCTATCACCCCGATCTCGCGGCGAATCGCTTCACGGAAGTGGTCAAGCGCAGCGTCGGCGGCATGACGTGGGACGGCAAGGGCGGATGCACCGTCGTCGTCAAGTTCGGCGAGCACGCTCCGCCGAAGCCGAAGCCCGCGGCCCGTGCGACGTCAAGCCCCACGGCTCCCGGCGGTAACGATGGCACGACGCCTGATGCTCCCGATCCGCTCGCTCGTCAACGCGCCGAGCTTGCCGAGCTTACAGCCATCGCGAGGCAGCCGTGAGCCTCGCTTCGCTGCAAGGCACGGACATCACCCGAGCTCGCGTGTCCGTGCCTGCGTGGGGCGTTTGGTGGGCTGACGTTGACCTGGCGGATGACGTTGAGCTAGCTGGTCGCGTGACGCTGCTCTTCGCCGACCTGACGCTGTCTGGGACGGTCATGTCCGGGGGCGCTAGCAACGGGCGGGCAGCGTACCGCATTGCAGGCGGGGCAGGGAACTGGGGGGCTGAGCTGCCCGCCAAAGGGTACAGCAACGACCTCGGCGTCAAGGTCTCCACGGTCCTGCAGGACGCCGCAGAAGGGGCGGGCGAGGTCTTGGCAGGCGCCCCGTCGACGCGGCTTGGTCCGCACTTCGCACGCGCGAAGGGGCCGGCTTCCGCAGTGCTCAACGCTCTCGCCCCTCGCGCGTGGTACGTGGCATACGATGGCACGACGACCATCGGCGCTCGCCCCGTCACGGCATACGCCGGGAGCGAGCCACGAACGCGAGTTGATGCTGGCGCTGGCGTTGTCGAGCTTGCGACAGAAGAGCTTGCCGCGTTCGTTCCCGGGGTGACGGTGGACGGATCTCTCCCTGCGACTGATGTCGAATTCTCGCTGGACTCGGCGCGCTTGACGGCTCGCATCTATGCGGGGCGCACGACGTCGCGGCGCATGGCCGCGCTGGCCAAACTCATGGCCGCGCTTGATCCGACGTCACGTTATAGGTGCCCCTATGAATACCGCGTTGTAACACAGTCCGGCGACCGGTTGAACTTGCAGCCCGCGCGGGTCGCTTCGGGCATGTCGGACCTAGCTAACGTTCCCGTTCGCCCTGGCATGGCTGGGCTGAAAGCTACGGTTGCGCTCGGGGAATTGGTTCTTGTGTCCTTCGCGGACGGTGACCCAAGCCGCCCTAACGTCACGTCACATGAGGCCGTCGGCGGTCCTGGCTGGATGCCCCTCGCCTTGCAGCTCGGGGAAGATCCGGCGCTCGGCGTTGCCCGCGTCACGGACGCGGTCGTTGCGGGGCCTTTTGCGGGGACAGTCGTTGGATCTTCTGCTAGGATCACGGCTGGATTATGACGATGAACGCCACAGCACTTAGCGCTACTATGCGGGCTGCCATGCTCGCAGTCCCCGCGATCGGCGCCGTTGACGGCCCGGCGTTGACTGCGCTTTGCAACGCTATCGCTACGACCGTCGTGGCTCACGTGACGACGTTCGCGGTTGTGACGCCCACGCTTATGGTCGCCCCGACTGGTGGCGGTCCTGTCACGGGTACGGGGACCGTGTCATGACGGAGCTCGGATACGGCGTTGAGTCCTGGTGCCTCGGCTCGCTCGTGACTGGGCGTTTCGTCCGCGGCGTTCAGGTCGTTGCGCAGGCCATCTACCGACGTCTAACGACTCCTCGCGGGACGCTTCGCGGCGGCGAGGAGGAGGAGAACTACGGCATAGACTTGTCCGACTACGTCGGGTCGAGCGCAACGCCGCAACGGTTGGCCGCGATTCCCGGTATCGTGCGCGCCGAAGTCCTGAAAGATGACCGCGTGCTTGACGTCAAGGTCTCGTGCACGTTTGCCACGTCCGCTGACGGACTTGTGACCGTCACGCTCGCGCTTTGGGTCACGCTGTCCGAAACGGGCGAGGCCTTCCCGATGACTTTGACAGCTGGCGAAGCCGGCGTACAGCTTTCGATGGGTACCCAATGAATATCAGCGTACTGTCCCTATTCGTCGTCGAGACTGCCGCGCGGCTGTTGAGCTCGGGGCTCGAAGTTGCGGCCGCGCTTGGGCTTCCCGTCACGTCTTGGCGCGCGGGAGATCCGACGCGAGCGGCGTTCAAGTTTCTCGCCGAAGCACTCGCCGAGCGCGAGAACGTTACGAGCGAATACATTAAGGCGGGCTTCCTTTCGACCGCCACAGGCGCGTGGCTCACCGTGCTCGCGTCCGAGGTCTACGGCGTTGATCGCGTGGAGTCCACGTATGCCACGCCGACCGTCACGCTTCGCAACGACGGCGGCGGATATTACGACATCGACGCGGGGGACATCACGCTTTCCGCGAGCTCGTCAGGCAAGACGTACCGCTCGACATCGGGCGGCGTTCTGTCGCCGGGTGCCACGCTTGTCGTCGACCTCACGGCAGACGAGCCCGGAAGCGATAGCACCGTCTCCGCCAACGAGATTGACGAGCTCGTAACGTCGATGCTGGGCGTCGTCATCGTGTCGAGCACGGCAGCGATCGGGCTTGACGAAGAGTCTGATGAATCGCTTAAGGATCGGTGTAGTGACACGCTCGGCGCGCTCAGCCCCAATGGTCCTGCGGACGCCTACGAGAGCGTAGCACGCAACCCCCTACTAACGGGCGTGACAGACATCACTCGGGCCACGTCCACAAGCGACGCAACAGACGGCACTGTCACGATCTACATCGCCAGCCCAAGCGGGCCGTGCGCTGGGGCCAGCGTGACGGCGGCCCAGAACGCCGTTGAGCGTTGGGCAACGCCACTTTGCGTCACGCCGACGGTCGTGAATGCTACCGCGTTCCCCGTCAACATGACGGTCATGGTAAGCGGGAACGACATCCCGCCGACGTTCGAAGACGACATTGAATCGGCTCTCGTGAAGCTCTTCGGTGAGTCCCCGATCGGCGTTGTGGTTCCGCACTCCTTGCTCGTGTCGGTGACCCACGAGCTCATGGTTTCGCTTGGCGCCTCTCGAGTGGCTGTGCATGTCTCGATTCTGTTCGACCCGGTTCCCGTTGGGCTGTCGCAGGTTCCCGTCTTGGGGACGCTGATTGTGAGCGAGGTCTAATGGCCCGCAACTTTCGATCTCTGTTTCGCTGGGTGACTCCCTCGTGGCTTCACACGGGCGAGGGGGAGAAGGTACTGCATGCGTTGACGACGATCATCGACGCATCGACGGAGCGCGTGCTCCAGGGGCTCGACGCTCGCTTTCCTTCAAGGACCGGAGCCGATGCATTGCAGCTGACGGCCGTTAGTCGAGGGCTGATTCGCGGACGCTCCGAGACCGACGCACACTTCGCCGCCCGGTTGAAGCGTTGGCGCTATCCGCGCGGGCATCGCGTCCGAGGATCGGCGTTCGCGTTGCTCGACCAGGTTAGCGAGTACTTTGGCGGCGTCATGTGCCAAACCCGTGATGTCAACGGCACGACTCATGGCCGCCTTGCGAACGGCATAGAATACCTCGTGTACGATGGGACGTGGCTTTGGGATGACACACCGTCCACGCAGTGGGCTCGGTTCTGGCTGTTCGTTGATCTGACGGGAATCGCTTTGCCCCAACCCGACTTCGGCGACCCGGACTTGTGGGGCGGGGAGCTCGGACTCCCGGGGCACTCAATTGGATATCAGGGCTTCACGCCCGAGGACGCTAACGCGATCCGCAGGCTGCTTGAGTGGCGACCGTGGAAGCCCGCCGGGGCTCGCGCTGAGTGGCTGATCCTCGCTACCGGACCCCTTGCGGTTGCACCAGATGGCGCGTGGCGGTACTGGTCCGTGCTGGTTGACGGCCACCAGATCGCGGCGCGGTACGATGGTTATCGATACGTAAGCTTATCGCCGCAATCTAACAACACATACAGCGGATATCCTGAGAACTTCTGCATCGACTCAGGGATGCCGGACGGTTCCGTCTATGGCGGGGACCCAACGTCTTTTCCCAATAACGCCACTATGCCGGACGGCTCAGTCTACGCAGGCAATCCTTCCAGCTTCCCTACTTCCGTGCTACTGTTGGATGATGGAGACGCCCCCCGATGACAGTTTCAGCCGCTAGCATCAACGTGCCCCTTGAGGCGCTTTTCGATCGAACCGCATGCCTTGTTCCGGACGTGCAAACGTTTTGGGGAAACGGCACGTGGACCAAGCCCGCGCATGCGCTCTATGTTGACGTTGTCTGCGTTGGCGCTGGCGGTAGCGGAGGCGACGGAGGCGACGGCGATGCTGACCTCGGAGCGGGCGGCGGCGGCGGCGGAGCTTCCGGCGTGTTCGAGCACATGGGTTTCCCGGCAACGACGATCCCAGACACGCTTGTCATTACGGTCGGCGAGCTGTCGGGTGAAGCGTCCGGCGTTGCACATGTCGACGGCTATCTCGTCTACGCCCCCGGCGGGATGGCGGGGCTTGACGGCGCCGACGGCTCGGGCACCCGCTCCGGCGGGGCGCATGGCGTTGGCTTGATCGGCAGGGCTTCTGCGTCCGGCGGGAACGGCGGAGACGGCGGAGGCACGTCCGAGGCCGGCGACGACGGAAGCGAGGGCGGGGCGTGTTACCTTCCCACGGGCGGTGGAGGCGATGGCGGTGCGGGCGGCGGAGCCGTTGGCGGCGAGGGCGTCGGCGGGGCCATGGGCTATGGCTGGGGCGCAGGCGGGGGCGGCGGGGGCGGCGGGGGCGGCTCCGGGATTCCCGGCGCAGGCGGGGGCGGGGGCGGGGGCGGGGCGCGCGGCTGGGGCTTCCTGCCGTACAACACGCCGCAGCCCGGAGACACAGCCTCGGGTCTCGCGGGCGGTGAGGGCGGCATCTGCGCCCCAGGGATCGTCGTCATCACAACTTGGAGAGGGGTCGCGCTATGAGCTGGTTGGATGCGTTGCTTGGTAGGATTCTTAGTAAGTCCGTTCCGCTTGAATTGGCGGGCGGTCTGAACTTCCGCAACGGGCTAACCGCTTCTCGGGACACGGTCGCGAACGTGATCAACGTGGACGCCACCGGAGGTGGAGTCGATATCCCGGATGAGACGCCCCCGGGCTATGTTCTAGTCGTCGACTACGCAGGATCAACCGGGGAAGGCGATCCCAAAGTGGTCGCGTTCACCGATCCGGAGGAGTTCGCTGGACCGACGGGACCCTCTGGCCCAACAGGCCCGTCTGGCCCAACAGGTCCGTCTGGCCCCTCAGGGCCAACAGGACCAACAGGACCAACGGGCCCCGCCGGCGCCAACGCTGCCGGGTACCTCATGCTCGCTCAGGATTGGGATGACGTATATACGGGATATCCTGTAGTCTCTACCTGCACCATTGAGGCTGACCCGGATGATACGTCACTAATCGTGCGCTCGGCGTCGTACTCAACCGGCGCGCTCGGCATGGCGCTAACGACGCGCGTCCCAACTGGCGTGACGCAGCTAGATGTCACATACACTACTCGGGCTAAGGCGGCGCCCGCACTCGCCGGCTGGAAGCGCGTGCAATGGTACTCGCGAGTCGTCGGGGCCTCATGGTCCTCGGCTGTGGCCCCCTTGGATCTAGCCACGTACACAGATACAGCGTACCATAGCCAGGTTCAGCATATTACACTCGCCACATTCGGCGTCGCCGCCGGGAATCTCGTGACGCTAGAGTTTGTGGTAAACCCTTCGAACAGTAACTTCGGGACCGGGACGACACTCTTGATCGCGGCCCTCGATCTAGGGTGGAGCTGATGCTACCGCCGAACTTTGGCCTACAAAGCGCGTTTAATCTAAACAGTCTACTGGCGGGTAGCAGCCAGATGTCCGTGACATGGCACGAAAATCCTCAAAGTGACTCGGCTATCACACAGCTGTCAACGTCGCTCACCCCCCAGACAGGGACGCGTTGTGTCATCAGCAGTAGCTACCTATATCTGTACCGACTATCATCTGGGCGTGTAGCCCTTTGCGCTAGGCCTGTTGGCGGGGCACTTGCCGCTGCGGTGTCTCTCGCCGGGTATCAGTCTATCGGCGAAGGCCATTTCTACGTGGTTACGCTCGATATCCATACGGGGGAGGCGAGGTTCTATCGGGACGGCGCGTGTATATCGCAAGCTAGCTGGGGCGGCCTCTTGGGAGCGACGTTCTACGTCGGCAGCTTAGACAGTTTCAGCGTAAATTGTCACAACGGGGGAGTGAACAATTCATATCTCGGGGAGGTACGTGTGTACCGGCGAGTGCTCTCCGCGGATGACGTGCACGGGCTGTATACTCTACGAGGCGCGGACCGCCTGTTCAGCGGGCTGGCGGCAAGGGTATGCTGTACCTGGCGCGATGCCGTCCGAGTAGCCACCCCCTACGAGTATACAGGGGCTACTTACTTCGCCCTCCAGGTTCCGTCTGAGATGTTTTACCGGTACACAATTTCACCCTACACGGACATGATCCATGTTCCGGACACACTCCGGACCCGGCCCAGGCGCCGCAGGAAGTAATGTCACCTGACACGCTGGACCGGTTCGTTGCGGTATCCTCCCGTCTCGAGGGTGTTATCCCGTGGCTATACCTAGATATACGGGGCCTGGTGACGACGGGCATCGGCTGCCTTGTGGACCCGGTCGGGCTGGCGCTGGACGTGCCGTTTCAGATCGGCGACAGACCTGCCACGCAGGAGGAGATTGCGGACGTGTGGCATCGTGTCAAGGCAAGCACGCCGCTGGCGCATCTCGGGGCGAAGGCCGCATCAAAGCTGACGGCGCTGCACCTGCCGCCCGCCGGGGTGCGTCAGCTCTTGGAGCGCCGGCTTCGGGCGAACGAGGCTTACCTCGTTAAGCATCACTTTCCCGCCCTGCTTGAGTGGCCGGAGAACGTGCAGCTTGCTATCGCGCTTATTGCTTGGGCGTGCGGCGCGGGGTTTCCCGCGTCGTGGCCTTCGTTCACGGCGGCCGCGCTCGCAGAAGACTGGGCGCTTGCGGCGAAACACGCTACAATAAGCACTCACAACAACGCGGGTATAGCCCCGCGTAATCAAGCGATACAGGAGCTATTAACATGCTAGCCTACTTTCAGTCTCTTTCGCCCGAAAGCATCGGCGCCTTGGCCGTAGCAGTCGTCACCGCCGTTGGAGCCATCACGGCCGCAGTCGTGAAGGCTATTCAAGCCGTGTCCGCCATGTCCGGGAGCATCAAGTCCGTTGTGCACGCGCTCGGTATCGGTGATGACGGCGGCGAAACGATCAAGCAGTCCGTCGTGGCGATGCGAACGGAGCTCGTTGCTCGGCTCGACGTGCACGACACGCGGATTACGGCTCTTGAGCAAGGCTGCCCCGTAGCGCAGGCGGCTGCCCCGGAGCCTGCTCCCGAGTCCGTTGTGGGGCTTCAGTGACCGAAAGCGCAGCGGCCCACGTCGCCCGCAAGAACGCGGTCAGCTTCCTTGAAAGCACTACTCCCGCCCGATACGACAGCCCAGAAGCTGACCGCGTTGGCCAGCGGCGCCAGCGCGATCAGCACTACAGCGCCTGCGCCGACCTTGCACACGCCATGTATGAGGCGCTTGGCCTGCGGAGCTCGCACGTCAACCGCGCCCCTAGCTGGCGCTCCGGGCTCAACGTGTCGCTGCTTTCTACGTGGCCCGGCGTAGCGCTCCCCGAGGTAGACTGGACCGCCGTGGACGGCGGGGACGTGCTGATACGCTGGTCCTTTGCAAACGGAACGGACGCGCACGTCGTTTGCGTCATGTCGCCCGTCATCGACGGCAAGATCAACACGGCCGAGTACGGCCAAGCGCGCCCCACGATCGGGCGTCAGTTCTCGCGCGCCGTCTCGGGGGAGGGCCGCCCATGGCAGCGATGGCTACCGCTACCGCTGGTTCTCGAGGCGTGCCAGTGACGGGCTTCGAGGCGGCCGCGATTGCGCATGACCTGCGGATCGCGGCCGCTTCGGCGGAGCCTCAGACGGCGGAGCTCATGCTCCGGGCAGCGGCTGCGATAACGGCTCTGCGCCTGCTGGTTGCGTCGCAGTCGACGCGCTGAGCCCTCGAATAATCGCGTACCCGAGCCGTTGTCGTTTAGTCATAGCGCGGGCTCCTGCGACGCGAGCGCGGCTAGCTCTTCTTGCGACACGGTTCGCAGAAGCTTCACACGCCCGCAACGTACCTTGCCGTCGAACGCGAACGGAACCACAAGGTCGCCGACGGTGTCAAACGGGATAAGGACCTCCCATGTCGTGGCGTCGCAGTTGCCATGCGCGGAGACCCAGCGCGCCGTTCCAACGGATACGCCAGACCCGCACTCGGATGTCGCGCACGGAGCTACGCCACGTTCTTCCAGCAGGGCGCCCTGCTCGATGCGCCATCCCACGGGCGCGGGGTAGTGCAGTCCGAATTGCTTGTACGCGATCCAACCCCCCGCGATTGCGTCGAATCGAAAGCTCTCGGCAAACATCGACGCACGATCCGGGAGCCCAGTCGCCCCGCTCAGGTTCGCCTCGCTCAGGTTCGCCTCGCGGAGGTTTGCCCCTCTGAGGCTCGCCCCGCTGAGGCTCGCCCCGCTGAGGTTCGCCCAGCGGAGGTCCGCCTCGCGGAGGTTCGCCCTGCCGAGGTCTGCCCCTCTGAGGTCTGCTTCGCTGAGGTCTGCCCCTCTGAGGTCTGCTTCGCTGAGGTCTGCCCAGCTGAGGCTCGCCCCGCTGAGGCTCGCCCCGCTGAGGTCTGCCCTGCCGAGGTCTGCCCCGCTGAGGTCTGCCCTGCCGAGGTTTGCCCCTCTGAGGTTTGCCCCTCTGAGGCTCGCCCCGCTGAGGCTCGCCCCGCTGAGGTCTGCCCTGCCGAGGTCTGCCCCTCTGAGGCTCGCCCACGGGATCGCACGCCTGTATCCTACGTATCGCGCTATTAGTACTGTCATGTCACTTCTCTTTCACGGCCGGCGGCCGCACTGTGTCTGTGTCAGGTGTGGAGCGCGATGGCGCTCCGTCGGCGCGCACGATCAGCGTGCGCAAAGCTTCGAGCGTGTCTCCGCCCGCTTCGGGGGCGACCGCGTCAAGCGCGCTCCGGAGCGTGTCGAGCAAGTCGACGTCCGCCCGGAGCCGAGCGTGTAGCTCTGCCGAGGTCACCATCGGGCGGGCATCACGATCGCTAGGCGTTGCGCAGCCGTCGCCGTCGACGATGTCCTCCACCAGCGCGCCAAGGGTCTCGCACGACATCGTGCCGTCCTTGCGCTGGACTCGGCAAAATCGGCCGACCAACGTCGCGCAACCGGCCGCGCACTTGACCTTGATCGACACGCCCCACTTGCCGGCCGGAGTCTTGCTCCAAGTGCCAACGGTCTTCAGGGCTGATGGGGTCGTCGTCGTAGCGGTGCTGGTCGTCTGTGCCATGTAGATAGCCTGCACTATCCCCGATCCGGCCGCAACCGCGATCGTAGCGGGCGCGCAAGTTCGATGGGATAATGTGCGACATGACCGCACTAGCAGCTGCTCGCACGTCGCACGGAGTCACGCTTGCCGCCGACTCTGCAGTCACGACGCGTGAGGACGATGGCTCCGAGCTGACGGCGTTCCGCGCGGTCAAGCTGACGCGCACTCCGTGGGGAGCGTGCGCTTGCGCAGGCGCGATGGCAAGCGTGCAGCTGACTCTTGAGCTCGCTCGCGAAGAGAGCACGCTCGAAGCCGCGATCGATGCTCTCCGGCACTGCCGGGCGCGGAACTATGAGGCCATCCTCACGGATGGCGCACGCATCGTGATGTCGAGCCCTGGAACGGCTGTCACCTCGGAGCGCTACGCATCCGCGGGCAGCGGCACAAGCGTATGCCTCGGAGCCCTGCACGCCGGGGCAAGCGTTCGCAGGGCTATCGAGATCGCGTCGACGCTAGTCCCGGGCGTCGGCGGGGCAATCGACGTGGTAAGGGTTCGTGCGCCGAAGCCTCAGCCGAAGCGCCGCCAGCCATGCAAGGGCTGACGGCAGAGACAGCGCGTCGGGGAAGAGCGCAACCCACGCCACGAGGCAAGCGCACGCGAGAACGAAGCGCCACCCCGCCACGGGATCGCGGACATAGGTCACCGCGGGAACCTCTCACGCATGCGAAGCACGGCGCCCCACACGAGCGACGCAACGAGTTCGAGGTCAGTCACGACGCACCGCCTTTGATGGCGCGCCAGCCGTCTGGCAAGCGAGACGGCCTTGGGGGTTTGGGCCACGTTCGCATCGCGCTTGCGTCGTTGGGGCCGTCGCAGTCGACGATCCCCCAGATCGCGGGCCATGGTACGAACCACGAGTCGTCCTCAGAGCGCACCCCCAGCTGGTCAATTCGCACGGCGCCGTCCGCGATGTAGCACTCTGCAGAAACCTGAAGCCCTCGGCACCCAGGCTGCGACGAGTCTGCAACGATGGCCGTTACCCGCCCAGCCGTGACCAGGGCGCGGATGTGGAATAGCTTCTCGAGAGACGGCGTCATAGGCACTCCGTTCTGCGGGCGATGCGTCCGCGCGTGCGGTGCCAAACGTCGGCGTGCATGCCGCGTTCGGCGTCGTAGCCTGCGCCGTGCGCCCAGGCGTCCTTGGGCGGGATAATGCGCGTGCTCTCAACGGAGCAGCCCGCGAACGACCGTGCTTCATCGTGATGCACATGGCCAGTGTACCAGCACCGGTGCTTGGTCGCGCCCCACAGCTCCGGGTAGCGCGCTGCAAGCAGGAGCGGAAGCTGCCCGCCTTTGATCGTGTGGCCATGCGTCGAGCCCAGCAGGCACGACCCGAACTGCAGGACATCGAACTGTCCGAACTCCCGCGAGACCTTAACGCGAGGCTCGTGCTCGTAGACAGCGGCGAGCGTGACTGCGAGCATCACGGACGTGTGCGGGTCATGGTTGCCCGAGCGGTTCCACACAGTGACGGTCTCATGCTTGCGGAGGGCTTCGTCGATGATGGCTCGCATGAGCGCGATCCCGACCGTCAGGATCTTCGGGAAGCGACCATCGACGTCGAGCCTGTGGTGATTGGTGGGCGTCTCGTTCCGGCTGTCGTCCGCGTGAAAGAAGTCCCCGACGTTGATGATCAGCGCGTTCTCCGCGCTCGGCATGCTCGCCACAAGCGCGGATGTGACTCGTCGGATCTCCGCGGCCGCGATCGAAAGGTCCCAGTCGACGCCCGTCTCTTTACCCCATGCGAGCATGCCGACGTGGAGATCGCCAATCGGGTAGACCGCGAGCAGGTCTGCGCTCGTGTCTGTCGGTCGCGGCTTGCTGCCCCACGCTCCGCGGAACTCCTGCGTGACGTCTTCAAGCGCGGCCCGCAGAAGGGCCAAGCGGTCTTCGTCGGACTGCCGGGTCTTGACCCACGTCAACGCGGGCTCTTCCTGCCCGGCCTTGTACAGCTTCGATGTGCCGCGCACGACGTAGCCAGGGGCGACCTCGTGCGTGTCATCCGTGGCAGGGTGATAGCCCGCCGCGCTCGCCTTGTCCGTGACGGCTCGGCAAGCGCGCTGCACGACTTGATGCGCTACGCCCAGGAACTTAGCCGCCTTGCGCTGCGAGCCGTGCTCGGCGACTGCCCGGAGGGCTCGCGCCTGCAGAGGCGTTGCGTACCGCAAGAGGTTGGTGTCGAGCTTAGCGCCGGGCTTCATGGTTGCGCCCCGTTCCGGCGGGCGACGTCGACAGCTCGGTGAAGCCACTTCGCCGACGCCTCGGCTGGCGTCATGGGCTCGATGCGCACGCCTTGCAGTGGCTCCCACTTGAAGCACGGAAGCTCCGGATGTTGCCCGCGGAGCCCGGGCCAGAATAGCGCGAACTCGTTCACGAGCAAGCACTTATCGAACCGCGACACCAGGTCTCTATGGGCCGAAGAAACTGAGTGTCCAACGCGCTCATGAATGGCGGCCAGGAGTCGGTCTTCGATAGCGCTGAACTCGGCGAGCTTGGGGAGATGCTTCAGTGGCCCGTGCATGTCGCCGACGTACGCTTCGGCCGCGTCGTGCAGGAGCGCTTCGTCGGCGAATAGCGGGTCATACGCGCCGTGTCGCTCGTACCACTCGGCCAGCACAAGACAGTGCTGAGCCACGGTGTATGGGTTGCCGTCCGGGAACTGTGCCTGCCCCCCGAAGCGGGGCACGCCAAGCCCTCGGGCGACGTCCGTAAGATTGACGTCGGACGGCCAGAGATCTGCGAGGTCTACGAGCGCGCCGCTTGCCATGATCTTTGTAATCTTCATTTTGCTTTTGCTTTCCTCGCGGCAGCTCGGGCCGCGATCTTGTACGCCTTGCGAGCAGCCTTGCGCCGCTCGCTTCGAACGAACTCTAGGAGCTCCGGAGTCGCGTCGCCAAGTGCGGCGCGCTCCGCCCGGTCACGGGCGAGGGCGCTTGCGCGCCCCGCCAGGATGCCGGAGCAACGCGCCGAGCACGTGTTGGTGCGACCGTAGGGAACGACGCATCCGCATGCGTCGCAGGTCACGACAGCCCCGCCGGGACGTCGTACCGATCGCGCCAATCCCAATAGTGATGCCCCGGCTCTGGCCCGAACAGGCAGAGCGCGCAATCTTTGGGGAACGGACCCGCTTCACTGAAGTGCAGCCGCCCGATCAGAAAGTACACCTGGGCGTGAGGGGCGACGTGCTCGTACCACCAGAGGGAGCCGACGCTTGCCGGCACGAGCAGGGCGATGCCGCGCATCGTCGCATGCGCTCGGCGGGCATGGCGCGCACACTTCCAAGCCCATGGTCCGATGTTGGCGAACGGAGGATTAAGCCAAAGCCATTGACGCTGACTGCACTTGTCGAGCTCTGCTCCCCAGTCCTGTGACAGCAAGTCCTGCGACGGGGAGAAGTATCGCTCCGCCACATGGTTGCGTTCGTGCGCCGCGAGGTCGAAGACGATGTCACCGAAGCGTGCGCGGAAAGCGTTCAGAAAGTCCGAGGGGGTGGCGTAGTCCTGTCGCGATGCGCCCCGGTTGAGCGCGGCGCCAGTCACTTGAACCTCCCGAGCGCATGCATGCCGAGCGCTACGGCGTCCAGCAGGTTATGGGTCTCGAACGACTTGGGGTAGTACCGCACGCCGGGCTTGCCCCAGCGGTCGAGTGCGCCTTTCGTGCACGCGACTTCGATCACGGCAAGCGTCTTAGGTCCGCCGAGCAAAGCGCGCTCGCTGTCTTCGAGCACATGCCACAGGCGCTTGTGATGCACGGGCTTGGGCACGCTGTTCTTCCAGGCGCTGACGGTCGCGCCCTTGAAGCCGCAGCCATCGCGGCCAGCGTACAACCCGCCGAGCGCGGCTCCAACCCATGCTAGCTCAATAACGACGGTCGGGTTTATGCCCTGCGTTCGCCCGTCCGCCTGCGGCTTTTCGACGACAACGAGCCCGAAGTCGAGCGGGCACTCAAGATCGCCTGCATCCGCTGGCGGCCGCTCGAACCACACGGCGTGTAGCCTGCCGAGCACGAGCGCCGCGCACGCGCAGCCCTGCCCGGACTTGGTGTATCCGGGGTCGATCGCGAGGAGTGTTCTCACGATGCACCCCCAAAGCCGCAGCCGAAGAGCTCGCGCAGCCTGCGTGCCGAGTCCAGAGATGCGCGGATGTCGCCGAGCGCACGGTGCTCGCCGATCGGGGATGTGCTCTCGAACGGTCCGATCCAAGCGCGAGCGGCCGCGATGAGTGAGCTCACGTCCAGCACGCGATGGCTCAAGAACTTCGCGAAGCGCGGCATGTGGTAGCATAGCCAGCGATGGTCGAAGTGCACAGAGTTTCCCGCGAGCACGATAGACCGCGGCTCGGAGCTCTCGGCGAGGCTGAGCAAGAAGTCTTCGGCTTCGGTGAGCGTGGTAGCGCTTTCAGTGCACGCAACCCAGAGCCCGTTATTGGCGTGCATGCGGGTCACGAACGGAGCTACGTCGAGTAGCTTGCGTTCCTCCCACGGGAGCGAGAGAACGCCGGTGTACTCTTCCACAACGGACATGTCGCCGTCAGCACCGTCGTTCGCGAGGATGACGGCGAACTCGAGAATCCGCCCCGTCGCGGGGTCGAGGCCTGTCGTCTCTAGGTCGGTCCAGAGCCAGTGGTGTGATGCGTTCATGCTTCTCCTTTTGCGCTTAGTAGGGCCGCACATAGGGCGGAGTTGGTGTTGAGCAGCTCCTCCCGTGAGGGCGGGCCGATCATGGCCGCGCCTCCGGGCATGCTGATTGGGTCGCGCAAACGCACACGTTACCGCTCGGCTCAAAGTACACAACTCCGCGCGGCCCGCACAGCTTGACGCATTCGCCCGGCGACACGCATCCGGCGGCCAAGAAGCAGACCAAGGTCGCGAGCGCCAGGTACGACGCAACAATCACGAACGCCTCGAACGGTGCATTCTTCACTTTCGGTACCTCCTACCAATGTGCCCTGCCGCGCCGATCGGGAATCCGTCGGCCCAAGCAGGGAGTTCGATCATTGTCGCATGTAAACGCTGAGCGTCAAGCTCTGCCGTGCAGATTGGCACCTCGCACACAATTTCGTCATGCACGTGCAGCACAGGCCGAAGGCCGGCGGCTTCCGCCCGAACGAGCGCGCCCGCCATTAAGTCCCGGCAGAGCGCCTGGATTGCGTTCTCCGCGAGCTTCCCGCCGTAGGTGTACTCCTCGCCTTTGACGCCGACGAATCGCAGCTCATGGCCAGCGCAGCTCGCCTGGCGGTACACGAGCGGACGCCCCGAGGGGAGCAGAATCGCGACGTCTGAAGCGTCGGCGCCCTCGCCAGGCACGATCTCGAACGGGCCAACGCACGACGATCGCCCGAGCGTAATCGCGTCAACGAACGCCGTCTGAAGCTCCGCCCAAAAGCGCACGGTCGGGGCGTGCGCTCGACGCCAGGCCTTAACGACGAGCGGAACGTTCACGTCTGCTAAGTTCAAGCCATACGTGGCGGCCATCTTAGAGAACGCCATGTGCCCGCCCTGATAGCCCAGCGCGAGCTCTGCAATCTTGCCGATCGTGTACTCGGCAGAGCCCTTGTGGATCGACTCATAAGGCCTGCCGTATATCGCGGCCGCGGCCGTTATGTACGGATTGCGACCGCTCGCGAAGACTTCGAGGGCGCCCTCGTCTCCAGCGCACCATGCAAGCGCACGCGCTTCCACGCCTGAGAAGTCTTGCACGACAAGCGTGTGGCCCTCGTCGGCTGTGATGCAGCCGCGGAGCAGCACCGCAATCTCGTCTTGCTCCGGAAGGTAGCCGCCCAGCACCCGATCGGCGAGCTCGCACACGCCGTCGGAGTCGAGGTCTTCCAGGCGCTTCGAGGGGCGGGGCAGGTTATGCGGCTGATAGTAGCGCCCCGCCCATCTACCCGTGGTTGCGCCGTAGTAGCGGAGCGTGTCGCGGATGCGCCCGTCGGCAGACACAACAGCGAGCCCAGCTTCGAGCTTCCCGCGTGCGATGCTGGCGAGTGCCTGTCGCGCGGCCACGAGGGGATGGTCGATGCCCGCGATCGTGTTCTTCCGTGCGTCGAGCGTGCCGACCGCGGCACAGAATTGCTTCGGCGACTGGACGATCGCGCGGACTTCGGCGGGCGTGCTCCACATGGCTTCGGCCGCCGTCTGCAGCGCTTGCTTCGCGAGCTCGGCGTCACACTCCAGCAGCCGCTTTGCGAGCGCGACGTCGAACCGAAAGCCACGCTCATTCACGGCGCGGTCCGCCTGCTCGACGTCGTCCTCGAGGCCGTGCCACTCTTCCAGCTTGGGCCAACCGTCGGCCATGATTGCAACGTCGCTTTCGCAGTACGAGACGACGGTCTCTAACGTGTCGTCCGTCAAAGCGGGCAGCTCGCCACGCAGGCGGCGCTCTCTGTCTGGCATGTCTCGCCAGTCGGCGACCGTCACGTGCGGGGGGCGACGCACGCTCGACAGCCGCTTAGTAAAGCCGCTCGCTACCTTGTCCTTAGCAAGCCCGGTCCAACGCTTCGCCAGCGCGTCAAGCGAACCGGGCAGCCCCGCTCGGCGGGCAAGCTCGGACGTATCGATCCACCGAGCGGGCGACAAGCCCCACGTCCGCAAGGTGCCGAAGCGATCGAAGCCCATGGCGTTGTGAGCGGCCCAATCTCGGGAAGGGTCGAGCGGGCACGGCTCCCCCGGAAGCCATGTTCCGCGCTCGCCCGTCTCAAGGTCGTGCCACGAGCAGCACAGCGCCTGTGCGCTTGGATGCGCCCAGTAGTTCCGCCCGCCAACGACGGTCAGGTCGACACGCGAGCGCGATTCAAAGTCGAGCAGGATTGGTTTCATGGGCCTCCAACGCCGCAAGCCCCGCGGCTCGTGAGCGGCGGGGCGAATGCTTGCGGTGTTGTATGCTATGCGATCAGCGTGTAGCGCCTCCCTCTGGTTTGCTTCTCGTTCACGCGAAGCACGCCGGCCGTGGTCAAGGCCTTGAGAACCGGGCTAACGGTCCTGCACTCGAACCCAAGGGCGGCCGCTACTTCCTGCGCGAGACACGCAGGGTTCTCCGCCACGAACTTGCGAACGCACTCGACAAGCGTCGGCTCAGACATTGGGCTGTTCCTCGTCGGCGACCGCGGTCCAGGACCAGTTGCGGTAATAGCCGCCGTCGCCATCGTCGTTGCCCTTGCTGACATCGGCGTCAACGTAGCGCCCGATCGTAGTGTCGCCACGGTCTGAGTACTCGTTGGCTGCGCCGAGCAGGCTCTCGGCGAACTCGCCCTCGGGATCAAACTCGGCATAGTCGTCGGCAGACTCGAAGCCCGCGGCCGCCATGACGTGCGAGAGGAAGTGCTTCCGACCGACGTTGAACTTGTCCACCATGTTCTGAAGGCACACAACTTCTTCGCCTGCGAACTGGCCTTCTCCGCCGCTCTTGATCGTCACGATGCGCATCTTGATAATGACTGTGCGACCGCTATCGTTCTCGCGATACGAGACGAGCTGCATCCTATACGAGCCTGGCGAGGGCATCGGCGCTCCGCCCTCGGCAGGCTTCAGCCCGGCAAAGCGGGACTTGGCTTTGCCCCGTGGGGGCGCTTCGTTGGCTGTGCTGGCGTTGCTGGCGGACTTGCTGCTCTTGAAACTCGAAACTGGCATGTGTCTCATTCCTCGGCTGAGCCTCCGCGGGTTGCCCAACGGAAGCGGTTACTCTTAGTAAGGGTAGGTATAGCTCCTACTACGTTACATCGCAAGACCTTTTGAGTGAGGCCGAACGTTTTCTTTGCGAACGAGGCCTCGCCGATTGCGGCTCCGAAAGCGTCCAGAGTTCCGCCGCTCGTTGCAAGAACGTCCACGATGACGGGGCGATCTTGGCCGCTTCTGTGGCTGCGCCCGAAGATCTGTTCGAGCCACTTCGCCGACTGCGGGGGCTGCGCGATCAGCTGACGCGGCCACGCCTGGAGGTTGAATCCCTTCTTGTTGGCGTACCACGAGCAGATCATTGACTGCCCCTTGGGCGCAACGTGAAGCCCGCGCCCGTTCTGGTCCTTGCCCTTGGGGCCGTAGTAGCTCAGCTTCGTGCGGCGCTGAAGCTCTTCGCCGAACTCGACTATCCCGCACCACACGATGCCCGGCTCGTCGAGCTCCGCGAGCCATGCTTGACACGAGCGCAACGCGGAGTCGCTGACCCATTCGACTTTGATGCTGCGCTCGGCGTCGAACGTGGGCTTGACCTGCTTCCAGGCTACGACGATCGGGTCGCTTGCGTGCCGGCGGAAGACCTGCGCCTCCGTGTCGAGCGGCTGCGACGTCCGGGCAGACGCTTCGATTCGGTCGCGAACGAACTTCGCCGACGCCTTGCGGCACTCCACCCAACGCGCGTGCGGCGGGGGGTCGTAGTACTGCACGACACCGCTACCGAGCTGCACGTCTAGGCGCCAGCGCGACAGCGGATCGCTGACGGGAATGCCCGCCGGGTTCTCCTGGTCCACGAGAAAGCGCTCGAAGTGAGCGTCGATCTTCGGGTCTTCAAGCGCCAGGCGAACGCGCACGGTCAGCGGCTGGTCGCACGAATCGCCGTCGATGGCCACGACTCCAGGGGTCTCGAGCAGTCGCGAGCGGTACCACTTGCGGGCGGCGTCCAGCGTCGGACCGAGCGGCCCTGGCTTCGGGCGCCCGAAGTTATCGCGCGTCGTGAAGTCAAGCGCGGCCGCCCATATGCGGGCCTCGCTTTCAGTGCGGGGGAGCGGCGCTTTCTCGCGCAGGCACCACATAATGAGATGCCAGTAGCCCATAATCGACTTTCGAGTCGGCGTTCCTGTCAGCGCCACGACATCGCAGTCGTCCCAATGGTCCGTTCGGTAGCGGTCGATGCGCTTGACGGCGGAGCTCTTCAGGTTTGCCAGCTCATCAGCTTCGTCAATCATGATGAGCTGCGGACGAAGCTTGTCGAGCAACGTTGCATTGCTCTCGCGCGCTAGCTCCTCGCGAGTCACGAGCACGGGCGGGCGAGCAGGCGAGAGCCACTCGCCGCGGAAGCTGGCGAAGTCCGCCCACGTCTTCTCCGCAAGCGAAGCCGGAATCACGAGCACGGAGCGCTCAACGCCGAGCGCGAGCGGAGCCAACCAAGAGACGATCGTCTTCCCGGCCCCAACCGGAAGCGCGAGAAACGCGCCACTGTTCTGCATAATCTCAGCAAGTGAGAACGCTTGCCACGGGCGGAGCTTGGCCCCGGAACCGCGGCAAGCGTACTCTTGAGTCAGCACGTCCGCCCACGCTTCGGCGTCCTTAGGGTCGACGCGCCTGCGGGGAAGGGCCGCAATGCGCTCGAACTCCTGCGTGTGGCGGACGGCTGGTAGCATCAGGCGACCAGGCTCCGAATGGCGGCGCGGATGCCAGACACAACCGCCGACGCGGCCGCTAGATCTCGCTCCGCAAGCGCGAGCTTTGCAACCAGATCGGCGAGCTCGTCGGAAAGGCGGGGCGCGCCAATCTGAGCCTTTGCGTCCGCCCAGGTGATCTCCGGCTGGTGAGGATCCACCTGTGGGAGGGCGACGGGCGCCACTTCGGAGACGGGGACAACGACCTCCGAGACCGCGACGGGCTCGCCGGCAATCGTGACGGGCAGGACTTCGGCAGCCGTGGCGGGAAGCGATGACACTGCCGTCGGAGTCGAGTCCGTGACAGCCAGCTTGCGCTTGCCAAGTCCGCGGCTGGGCTTGGCGACCCTGGCGGGCTCGGGCTTGGCTTCGGGCGCGGCCGCGGCTTCCGCCGCGAGCTGCGCTTCGGCGACCTCAGTTTCTGCCTTCGGGTCCGGGGTTGCGACTTTCGCGCCCGGCTCTGGCTCGCCGAGTGCTGCGCGGGTGACTGCGAACTTGGAGCTGAGCGAACTTGCGATGGGCATGTTTGGTTGTTCCTTTGAGAGCGCTTTGACTTCAGCGGCGAAAGACCGGCGCGCTCGGCACGGCCCTCCGACAGATACGTGATATTGGCACCCGCCGTAATTGGCGCATGCGTTCAGATTCGGCTCGGCCTCTGCCGAGCTTTGGATTGTGTCGAGATGCTTGGCTATCTCCGCGGCCGCGCCGATGATGTCTGTTGCACGCTCTCGAGTGCCCAGCACGTCAACCGCGTGAGACCTGCGACGCTCCTTAGTTTCGAGATATAACCACCTAGCGGGGAGGCTGTCAAGGCCCAACGCCAGGCACGAGTCGAGCGCATAGAGATTGCACTGCACGTCTCGCTCTAGCTGCGCTTCCGTCTTCGCCCACTTCTTGATTGACGAGGTCGTCTTATAGTCGATGAGCGCCCAGCCGCCTTGCGAAGCGATCCCGACCGCGTCCCACTGCTTGCCGCTTGCCTCTAGCAACAGGTCCCGGAAGCCTGCCCACCGGATGCCGGCGACTTCGAGCGCTCGCTTCGGAGCGCCGTCTTCGCGAGCGTCGCCCAAGTCGATGTCTCCGATCGAAGACTCGACTCGGATTGAGCGGCATTCCTTGGGCGCGGGCAAAGCGCCAGCGCCGCTCAGATAAATCTTGCCCGGCAGATTTTCCCATCGCGCGCCGACCTCGCGGAAGCTGTAGTAGTCCTCACCGATCGCGTGCACGGCTTTACCGAGCGCGAGCGCCCGGCGCTTCCAGTCCTGCATGCACGTCGGCACGATCCGCCCGGACTCGTATTCGTCCCACGGGGCCTCCGGCTCTCGCAAGCCGTCGATGTAGCAGTAGGCCCAGGCCCGATCGCAACCGCCGGGGGCGGCAGCCGCGACCGAGCTCGCCGAGTGGTACGGCCTAGGCATTGTCGGCCCGACGCCACTCAGCGCAGCAAGACGTGATTCTAGCTCCGCTGTTCAGACAGCTGTAATAGCTCGCACAATTCGAGCACACCCGTGGCTCGTTTGGCGGAAAGCGGTAGTTCGGATCCTCGGACGCGAACACGCACTTGGGATACGCTTTGAGATACGCTTCCAAACGACGCGCCGCAACGGAGACGGTGCTCCGAAGCGCGCCTCGCTTAAGGACGATCAGATCGTACTCGTCAAGCTCCGGAGGAACGGCGCCCGTCGCAATGCACTCCGCTGTCATGACATCATGCTGGGGGTTGACGCGACAGACGTGAACGTAATCTAAGGCGCGGCAAACCACGAGCGTTCGAGGCCTCGGAGCGGGGAGCGCGAGAGGCGCGGGGCGCTCGCTCACGAACAAGCATGCGTCCTCACTGCCTGACGCCTCGATGTCGAACGAGCTCCCGTCCGAGAACTCAACCAGCAGAGCGCACTGGTCGGTCGTGAAAGTGACGCACTTGATTGTCTTGCCCGCGTGAGGGAGCTCGCGGCTGCAAGCGATGGGTGGTGGCTCAGGGTCGCCGAGCGCGGTGCGTGCGCGCGAAAACGTGTGTGTCATTGTGCGCCTCCTTAGTGGCTCCGAACCTTACCGCACCTAACGCCGGGGCGCAAGCAGAAAAGCGAAAGCCCCGGAGCGGTCAGCGTGTGCCACAGAGGAGGCCATTGCACACACTACGCACGCGGGGCTTTCGAGTGCTACACTAGCGCACGTCGATAGCCGACGCAAGCCCCTTGACTACAGACGCGAATGCAGCCACAATCCGACGGAGGCCAATGAAAGTAACAATCTACCGCGGCGCCAAAGCGCCCACACCCATTGCCGAGCCTGACCTAACATGGGGCGAGCTATGCATCGAGCTCCAGGCGATGGTCGGGACGGAGGCGTCGACCAAAACTAAGCTGCTTGCGCTCGGTCCGTATCGACTGCGACCCGAGAGCAAGCGCCTCGACAAGAACGTTGAGGCCGTGACGCTCCTCGCGATGGACGTGGACCGGTGCAACCTGGCGGCGTTGCTCGAGCGGTGCGACGAGGAGCAGCTCGCCCCCTATGCGATGGCCGTCTATGGCTCGCCGAGCGACGACGAGGGCCAGCCAGACGCGCGCCGCGTGCGGGTGGTGCTTCCGGTCTCGCGCGAGATCACAGCCGCCGAGTGCCGAGCCACACGCCTTATCATGGCCGAGGTCTTAGACTTTGCTCCGGGGTGCGGAGTCGAGGGCGCAATTGACGCGAGCCGCCTGTTCTTCGTTGGCCAGGTCAAGGGTACGCCAGAGCGATTCTTCACGGCGCGCGACGGGCTCCCGATTGATGTCGACGAGCTGCTTGGGCTGGGCCTTGAGCAGCCCTGGGGAGCGCCTGCGGCGAAAGCCAAGCCAACGTCGGACGCCGCCAAAGCGCCCGAGAGCGCCATCGAGAAAGCCGCGATCATTGCCGAGCGCATGCCCCCGAGCATAGAAGGTCACGGCGGGGACGCAGCACTATTCGCGGTCGCCAACGAGCTCGCGAGCGTGCTCGGCGAAGACGCTGAAGCGATCGAAGCCGCGCTTGCGGACGTCTTCAACCCAAGGTGCATGCCGCCATGGCCGACGAGCAAGCTGCGCCTGGAAGCGGCTCGCGCTGCAGAGCGGCAAGCCTCGCCCGTGCTTCGGTGGGCTCGTCGTGTCGAGTCGCGCAAAGAGGCTCGCGAGGTAAGCGAAGCCGAAGCCAAGGCGTTTGCTCCGCCGGAGCTCGCGGACCTTGTCTATCAGATCAACAAGCAAGGCGAGCCCAGGCCAACGCACTTCAACGTTGACGTCCTGTTGCGTAAGATGTTCCCCGGCGAGCTCTATCTCGATGACTTCGAGGGCAAAGTGAAAGCCGCGATCGTGGACGAGCGCAAGAGCGCGATCCGCTCCGGCGACTGGTCCGACGTAAAGACAACGGAGCTCGTGAAGATCTGCGAAGTCTCGGGGCTATACGTGAGCAGCACTGTCGTCGGCGCGGCTGTCGTTGCGCACGCGACGGCCAACCGCCGCAATCCGTGGGCAGATTCGCTTCGGGCGCTTGCCAAGAAGTGGGACCGCACGCCGCGTGTTGACGGCGCGATGGCGCGTTACTGGGGGGCGCCGGACGATGACGCAAGCCGCGCCGTTGGGCGTGTCATGATGCTCTCGCTTGCCGCGCGTGGCATGACGCCCGGGACCAAAGTCGATACGTGCCCCGTGCTGATCGGCGCACAAGGCACGCTCAAGTCGACGTCGCTCAAAGTCCTTGTCGGCGGCAGTCACTTCTCAGACACGTCGCTTCCCATCGGCGACAAGGACGCTCTGCAAAGCATCCAAGGCAAGGCGCTCTGGGAGCTCGGCGAGCACGCGAGTCTGAGTAAGAAGGACCAGAACGCGGTCAAGGCGTTCCTGTCCGCAAGCGAAGACACGTTCCGCGCGAGCTACGGGCGCTTTGCAGAGACGAAACCGCGCACGTGTTGCTTCGTTTCGACGTCCAATGATTACTCCGTGCTCACGGACCCGACCGGGGCGCGCCGGTTCATGCCTGTCGAGATTGGTATTATCGACATCGCGGCTCTGGCAGCAGACCGTGAACAACTGCTTGGCGAAGCTGCCGCGCGCGTGCTTGCGGGCGAGCAGCACTGGCCCACCAAAGCCGAGGAGGAGGCGCTCCACCCCAACCGCGAAGCCGCTACGCAGATCGATCCGTGGGAGGACATGCTCGAAGCTTGGCTCGCCAAGCGCGGAGAGGCCGAGCCGTTCCGCGCGAACGACACAGTCGACGAACTCTCGGGCGCAATCCCGATGCCCCCGGAACGTGTCAACGCTGGCGTTGTCAAACGCATCGGATCTTGCTTGCGACGCCTGGGGTACACGAGCCGCGAGTCCAGAGTCGAGGGCGTCAAAGCTCGGCGCTGGTGCAAGCAGTGATCCGATCCAACGCACCCGAGTTCGCGGGCTTCTGGGCAAACGCCGAAAGGGCCACGGCTGTCGTGCAGCAGTGGCCCTCGTGGAAACGCGGGAGAATCAGCGACGCTCAGCCCGCTTCGCCGCACGCTCAGCCGCCGCCCTTGCCAAGCGCTCCGGACGCTGAGCGGCGTACTTGAGCCGTCGCTCCTCGCGGAGCTCGTCCGCGTGCTTCGTGCGGTAGGCGACGTTACGCGCCTTGCGACGTTCTGGGTCGTCGAGCAAGGCGCGAACGAAACGCTGGTCAGGCTCCGCTGAATAGCACTGCTTGCACAGCCCCCTCGCGTGATGCGGGCGCGAGGGGTGGCAAGGCGCGGGCCTCATGGCGCCGAGCGATACGCCGAGCGATCGACGAACAGGATGTCGCTCGTGGGGTAGGGGATAGCGTCGGCACGGGCTGTGATCTCCGAAGCGGCTTCCGTGCTATGCATGCTGGCAACAATGCGGGCCAGCGCGCGAAGTGGCTCCGCTCGGCTTGGGCGGCGAGCGAACGCAACAGCAAGCTCCATCGTCCGCTCTCGTGTCCCTCGGCAAAGCAAGGCGGCCTGGTACTGGCTCCACCAGCCCTCCTCCTCCCAGGCGCCAGGGAGCACGGCTCGGCACGTGTACCACGCGCGAGCTTCGGAGCGCTCGCCCGCGTCGCGCAACGACTGGGCGAGATAGTGCATGGCGCGAGCGTCGCCCGCTTCGGCAGCCGGGCGAAGCAGAGCCGCGTCTGCGAGATACTTCTCGCGCGCGCTCTGCGAGGTGTTGCGGCGCCCGTCGAAGTGGCCCGTTATGACGGGGTCGACAATTCGCGGGAGTGGCCCAACGCCGTCGCAGACCGCGTACTCATGCACCGCGCCGACGTAGCGCCAGGGCATGTCCGCCCGCATGAGCTGTGTGAGCCAGTGGCGCTGGCGACCGTCGGCTGAGCTGTGCTCGACCATGTATCCGCGGTCCGTGAGCATGGGCATGCGCCAGCCCTCGGGGGCGCTCCACGTTTCGTCGGCGTCGAGCGTCAGGAGGTAGCCTTCGGGCCTGCCGTTTGATGCCCGGGCCGAGACACCCCGGGCGAGCATCAGAGCATCGGAGCGGTTGCGCCCGAAGTCCCGCCACCGGTGGTGGAGCACCCTCCCAGGCAGGTGCCCTAGCGTGGCCTGGGCGAGCTCTGCAGTGCCGTCCGTGCTCCCGGTGTCGACGATGCACCAGGACGACAGCAGGGGCAGGACAGACGCCAGCGCTCGGGGGAGCACGGGTGCCTCGTTGCGGACGATCATTACGAGCGTGATAGGGGCTGAGGTCATGGCTTGGCTTCCTTCAGGGCGGCCCGGCGGGCGTGATCGTAAAGGCGCTTGCGCGCTCGCTCGCGCTCGACGAACTCAGGGTCCGTGGCTCGGCGGGCGCGCATGGCCTTGCACCTGCGTATGCTTTCACGCTTAGCGTACTCTGGGTCCGAACGGCGTCTACGATCTCTCGCTCGCTTGCGCTCAGCGTACTCTGGGTCCGTTGCGCGCAGCAGTTGATCGCGAACACGTACTCGCTCGCGCTCGCGCTCGGCATACTCCGGATCTTCGCGACACTGGCGTCGACGATCGCGATCGCGCTCAGCGAACTTAGGGTCCGTCGCACGCCGGAGGCGCTTGCGCTCGCGCTCGCGCTCGGCGAACTCGGGGCCCGTTGCCAGCAGATGGCGCATGCGCGTTCGTGAGATCTCGCGCTTGCGCTCGACTCGCTCCGGGGTAGCGTTGTAGCACGCTCCGCACATCCCCCCCGCCTTGTGCGGTCGCTCCGGATGCCCGCACTCGTTGACGCGCGCGGTCCTAGCCACGGCTGACCTCGTTCGCAATCTCGCGAGCGGTCTGCTCTATGAGGGCCACGACGTCGTCCGCGGAGTGTCCGTGCGCCAGGTACTGCTCGACGATGTGAGCCAGCATGTCTCGCACACCACGCTTGAGCGCCAGCCCCTGGCGCGTAGGCGTGCCACGATCGGTGCGGAGCTTGGCGCTCGTGACAGGCGCGAGCTTCGTCTTGCCGCGCTTCTTCGCGGCCGCGGCCCGTGTCTCGCGAGCGAAGTCATTGGCGGCCATGCGAATCGTGTAGCTCGGCGTCCGAAGCACGCGGTCCACGAGCTTTGCCGGCGCGGTCGCTACGAGCTTGCGCGCCGCTTCCCATGATGCGCTGACTCGCACGTGCGTTGGCGGCTCATGGCCGTCGCGTGCACAGATGACCGCGATCTGGTCGACTGTGACGTTGCGGCGCGATACCAGGTTCGCCGTCATCCACGACTTGACGGCGCGGACGTCGGCAAACTTGGCGGAGTAATCGACGGTCGGGGGCTCGATGCCGAGCTCGGCGCAGATGGCCGCGCGATGGTGCCCGTCGATGATCGTGCCACGCCAGAGCACGATCGGATCGCGGCAGCCGTCGCGTGCGATCTGCTCGCGCAGCCCCTCAGTCTCACCGCGCTGCTGGTCGGGGAGGTAGGTCTGTAGCTCGGGTAGGATGGTGTAAGCACGTGGCGCACGCGCGGCCATGGCGTTCGCCGACATGCGGGCCAGGTGCGCCTCGACCTCATCGTGTGTGCGGTCGGTCATGACAGGCTCCCGTCTAGGACGTAGAAGTAGACGCTTGCCACGGCGCACACCTCAGGCACCATGCGCCCATTCCCTGTTACTGTGAGTAGCTCACGTAGAATAGACAGCGTCCGGAGGCGGCCTCGGCCTAAGTCGTAGGACATCTGAACGTAGTAAAAGAGTGGGGTCATGTGTGATGGTCTCCTAACGCCGCGAGCCCCTCGGCGTTGCTGCGGGGGGGCTGGGCTGAGGTCGGCGCTCAGAGCTTAGCCGCCTCGCGTCGCACACACGCGTTGACCATGCGGACGAACTCGTCGATTGTACTACTGGTGCGCCATCTGACGCTCACCAGCTCGATGTCCAGCCCGGATCGTTGCGCGACCCCGCTCAGGTACTCACCCACGCCACGACGGCTACCGTCGCAGTAGTATGGGAACAATCGAGCGAACTCGCGGTTCTCCACGTGCGCGTCAACTGGTGTCATGACCTAACCCCTGATTCCCATGCCGCTACCACGCCAGCCGTAGGAGTGCGCGCCAGCGCAGCTACTCGCCGCAGCTCGGCGAGCTCGCGCATCCAATAGTCGAGCACGCCCGGGCTCGTGGCCTTGGTTGACATACTCTCCGCTTCCCTACATAGCTGCTCGGCGCAGTCATCCAGCGCGCCTGCGAGCTCCGGGGCTGTCGACGCTCGACCAGATACGCCGATCCGAAACGCCAGCTGCTCTAGCATGTTGAGCGCAAACTGGTCGGGAGAGGGGGCCTGAGGTGCCTGCCGTGCCTTGCGTGCCATGAGATACCCTCCCATATTGATTGCGAGGGCGCTAGCGCTTTCGCCAGCGCCCTCGCGGTTTTATCTCACTTCGACCGCGAATTCGGTTGCCTGCGCACCGTGGTTCACTAGCCGCAGCCACAGTGGGGCCGTGTAGCCATCGCTCGGCAAGACGGCGAGCAAGCAACCGTCAACCGGGCGAACGTCAAACGCGACAGGTACGCCTTGCGGAGACGCTAGCACACAGTCTATGTCTCCTTCCCCGTCGCCCCGCACGAGGATCACAGTGACCTCGCCGCCACGAAGCTGTAGGTCGTAGTCCTGGACCTCGGACGGCACGAGCACGCCGCGGTCATAGAGCACGCCGCGCACGTCGGACGCAAGGGCGAGGTGCGCAAGCAGGGCCAGAACGCCGAAAACAGCGAGCGCGAGCGTGACGAGCTGAACCAAACGCACAGAGAGTGGGATGTAGGTCTTCATACCGCCGAAGCCCCCGGGCCGGTCGGGCGAGGGGGCGGGGCGGGGAGGGGCGCCGTCATCTGCCGGCTGTGGCCAGTACCTCACCGAGCTCGGTCACCCACTCGCCAGCCGAAGCGATGCGAGAGAACCCGTCACGCCCGATCATCGTGCCAGTAACCCTGCCAGATGCGCGGAGAATGGTGCGCGTACCGTTGCGGTCAGACCTCTCTAGGTATGCGGACGCCCTATCGGACACTGGTAACGTACCGGACAGGCAGACGACAAACCGCTCGACCGCTGACCGATCCGTTGCCTTAGAGGCGCGGCTAACCTGACAGGCCCACCGCATGTGCGCGAAGTCACGCTTGCGAAAGTCGCCGTCGTCGATGTAAGCGCGGTAAGTGCTGGCCATGTTCTCGGGTTCCTTCCGCCGGGCACTAGACATCATGACGTTAGCAGAGCGATGCGCAAGCGCTCGTAGAAGTCTTGGCGGATACTGTCGCACGACGCCATGCATCGGCGCCCTTGGGCATGCCGTCGAACTGTGACAGCCATTGGTAGGTGCGAAGCCTGAGCACTGCCCCAGCGTGCGACACCCGCACGGCATCGCCGTCGCGGGACGCCGTTAGCCGTCCGAGCTCCGGGTGCTCCCAGACGCCGAGCGTCTGAGCGAGGCCCCACGCTCGGTCGAACGCCGTGCCTGTGAGGGCGCTCACAGCTCCTCCACGTCTGCGAGCGGGTGGCGCTCGCAACAGGCGCCAGTGACGCGCTGGCCACAGTACGAGCACACACGGACCGGGGGCTCGTCGCAGGCCTGGGCGCACTCCAGCACTGAGGCGCACTCCGCGAGCGCCTGTCGATCGCCGTCCAGAGCGGCGTCGCATAGGTCGACCAGGCCGAGATCGCCTGCGGAAGCGGAGTCGGTTCGGAGGGCGCGAATCTGTGTGCGAGTAGGGTTTGACATGGGATAGGGTCTCCAACGCCGCAAGCCCCGCGGTCTGAGACGGCGGGGCGGAGTGGCGGCGGTGGCGTCTCAGGCTGCGAGGGCCTCCCTACCCTGCCGCGCGATCTCGACAGCGGCCTGCGCCAGTTGATGAGGCGTGATCTCGACGCACTGCCAGAGCGGCCGCCCTGGCAGCGCGCGGCCGCGCCAGATCTCCGGGACTAGCGGATCCTGCTGCAGCCGCTCCTCCCAGGGGATGCGTACCCGACGAGCCGAGCGTGATAGGTCGCGGAGCGCCCGCGCCCCGTAGCGCTCGACAGCGACCTGGCGCTCGGCGCGCATCGCCAGATCGAACGCGGTCTCAAACGTCGCTGACTCAATCATGTGCGGGAACGATACTACACCCGCCCACGAAGTGCAACGCAAAAGCGGTCAAAACCATGCCGCGACAGGAGAAACCACGGGAAACACCGCAAAACGTGGGGGGTGTCGCATGTGTCTCGCTGTCGCGGCTCATTTCCCTGGAGTACCCTAGGAGGTGAAAAGGTTATGTTGGATATGAATGTGCTGCATAGTGCTGTTACCATGCGCTGTGTAGTCTACGAACATTAGGTGCGACACCTGCGACACTGTCTGTTAACGCCGCACTTCCAAGCACTTAGCCCCGTCGCACATACTCGGCCGGCAAGCGAGACTGTGCTGCGACAACGTGCGACACCCCACTTTTACGGGCTTTTCGTGGTGCCGGGCGGATCCAGTCGCTCTGCCGTGCGGCTCGCCACTGGGCAGCGTCTGCCGCATCTGACTTGCCGAGCTCCCGGAGCGCGGCCACGGCCACGCCCGACAGGCGCCCTGCGACAGGCGTCAGCCCTCGGAGCACGCGGACCGTGCCGTCTGAGAGTCTGGACAGCGTCCAGGCAAGCACGCGCACGCTCGACCGCACGACTGCCAGTGCCCGGCGGGCAGGGGCGTAGCGCCTCGCCACGGCCTCGCACACGAGGGCGAGCTCGGCAGGGCTGGGCAGGGAGCGGAGCCAGCCCGCGACGGTCGTCCTGGTGACGCCTGAGGGCAGCGCTGCCACGCGCACCCCTCGCCCCTGGGCAGCTCTGCGGAGGGAGCACCAGTGCCAGCCGGAGGGGAGCACGTGGGTCATGACTGGATAGTGGCACCTATTGGCTTGCTCTGCCAGTGCTTCGAGGCAGGGCGCAGGGCTTTCGCACTCATGTGTGCGCACGTTCGAGCACATTGAAGCCGCTGTCGCATGTGTCGCGGCACATCTCACGTTCAGCTTGCTCGGTGTTTCGTGTGGGGAGAATATGCCTACACGCGCGATGGGGTATACGGTCGGCCTGAGCGGCCGTGCGGAG